GTCACCAGCGTCCGAGAGCCAGTCACTTAACGATCTCTCTGACATATTGATTCGAGGCCCTTCCGCGCTTGTAACCTTCATTAAAGGCTTTCGCTTTAGCCGACTCTAGTGAGGCATATACAAGCCAAAATCCAATGAACCCAATGATGAGCAGGGTCACTATTTGTTCAGCTGTGAGGTTATGCGACATCAGCGTTCACCCCAAACCGGTCGAGCCAATAAGCCGAGATTTCTTCTCTACTTAATCGCCCTCTTACTGATTTTCTACCTAGCGACTCAATGGCATATCGGCGAATAATTTGGCCTTTGACGTAATTCTTACCATCAGACCAAGCGCCCGAAGTGCTATCAAATCGTATTACTGCTGGATTATTTATCATTACTAGCCCTCACTTTGGCAATAAGGACAGACAATTTGGCCCTGCATATTTTGATTAGGAAACGAATCTTGGTATTTGTCACCACAGACTTCGCATTTATATATATTTAATTTGACCATTGTGGCCATTTTTGCTCCCGTTCTGTAATCCTTAAATGGATTTACGGGATAAATGTATTTAATTAAATGGATTTATACAAGAAGCAGCTCGGAGTGTCGCAGGTCTAAGAACCCACAGAGTTTCTCCACTAGCCCTTTATTGGCGTAATCCGTCTTATCTGGAAGGGCCTTTAATTGCCACTCAGGCTCGTTTATAGCCCCTAAATCGAACTGATAGACCCCTTGTGGGGTGGAGTTGATATAAAGCGTCCTAGCGCCCGTCCTAGCCCTTATTCCGGCCAGATAATCCCACTTCTTTTTCTCAATCAATAGTGTGGGGTAATGGGTGCGGCGACACTTCATCTCAATATAGGAGTCGCTCGTAATGCCGTCGTGGCGGTCGGTCGGTGAGACTGGCGTTAAGTCCGGATAAACCGACTTAAGCGCCTCGAATAGTTCCACCTCGCGAAGGTAAATTAGTCGTCCTCTTCCCAATCATCGAGCGGATTCTTTATTGGGTCGCTCGGATCAACAATCCAATCGGGGTAAGAGCTTCTATCCATCGCAAAAGCCAGAGCTGTGCCTTCGTCCATTCCGGCTTTGCGGCAAGCGTCATAGACTTCTTTGGCAGCGATAGCCCAAAAATCCAGCTTCGTAAGAATTGGCTCCTTCGTCGTTTTGCGACGTTTTGCCACCTTCTTGACTGGCTTCTTAACGCGTTTTCTTGTTGCCATTTCTAGCCACCTTTGCTGAGAGGGCTAATTCTAACTGAGACTCCATCTTGTCGAGGCGCGACACAATGGGAATGTTCTCAAGTTTGATGATGTATCTCAGTCCGGCGATAAGGAGGCCGATTGATCCGAGAACGCTGGCGATAGTCGCGGCGAGGTCGGAGGCTGCCATTACTTGACTTTGCCGTAACGCTCGTAATTGGGGTTAAGCCAGTTAATCACGGAAGGCAACACACTCACAAGTGCCGCATTGAGTATGTAGTCGGGTTGAAGTCCTACTGAGAGGTATGTCGAGAGAGCCGTCGCGACGAATGTTTTCGCCCACGTTCCCGCCATCAGTTTCAATTCTGCCATTTTGTCTGTCTCCTTCGAGGTCGAACCAGCTGCCGTCTTTGTCTCCCAAAGTTGTAAAGCTAACGTGAAAGTGCGACCGATGAGGGTTAGCACCTCTGTATTTTCTGCGCTTCCAATTCATAATGGGACTCATAATTTTGCCATCGTAAATTATGTATTTAATCCGCTTATCGCCTCGCTTGGCGCATTTACGAATCTTCTCCACAAGGGCATAAGCCTCTTCTTTGTGGGCATTGAGATCCGCGTCAATATCTAAAGCTCTGACGATTCCTCGAGCGTCTGGTATATGGTCAGAATTACCTTTAGCAATGTGACGAGCGTCAGCAATCCAACCATCGCTGTGACGCTGGCGATCAGGATAATCGTCGTCAATTTGTTCTCTTAATTGCTGACCAGCTTTGCACAGTTTAGGCATTACTTCCCTAATTTGAAACCTTCGGGAATTGGCTGTGAGTAATTCCATTCGGCTATATAAGCACCTTGTCCATCAGCATCATCGTATAAAACTATTCCCAATTTTAATAAATCTGCCGTATCTTCTAATTGCAAGGCATCAACAATTCTTTTCCATAGTTCCATTTTTATGCTCCTACAAATTGAATTGAAAAATTAGTTAAATCATCAGCATCAGTCAAGTAAGCAATTAAATTGCCACCTGAATTTTGATAACCTTGTAAAGAGATGTAATCGCCCTCTGCCAAATAACCAGTCCAATTGATTAAGTTACTGACAGAAGTTCCTGTCTGAGCAAAAACGTCACCAGCGTAAATCGCGGTGGAACCATTTTTTATAAGACGAACAGTCCTACGTCCCGTTGTGTTATCACCCCAACAAATTTGAACTAAAACAGTATGATAACCAGCTCTCCCTGTTGGAATTGTAAATCTGTCGGTGTTAGTCGTAGTTGAATGGTATCCACCGACATCAAAAAACTCACTATTGAAAGTTAAAGCAGTCAAACTTGCATTTGGTATTGATTGATTCGTTGAATTATAAACAGATGCTCCATAAAACGATGGAGTTGATGAAGCTGGCGCCGCCCATTTCAAGCCTGTTGCGGTTGTCGAGTCTGCCGTTAAAACTTGGCCGTTTGTTCCAACCGCTAATCTTGCAGGAGTGTCAGCAGCGGTCGCAGATATTAAATCACCTTTAGCGTCAAGAATTGTCAATGGATCAACGGACGACCAAGTGAAGTCCATATCAGTGTTGGAAGCTTTAGCAAGCACTTGTCCGGTTGTGCCACCTTTGAGATCAACAAGAGAGGTATCAATTGCGCTGCCTAGCGTTCTAATCGCTAAGGCGCCGTCCTTTACAAGGTCGGTGTCATCGGGCGTCTCCCACCCGAAATTCGTCGTTGTTGCCATTAACTAATCACTCCAATCGCGTCCTGCCATTCTAGGGTATTAAGCACACTATTCCAGCTTTCTGCCGCATTGACTTGGTTCCATCTTTGGGCGACTGCCGAGAATTCTGTTGGTGAAGCGTTAAGCGTTATTAAAAGGCCCGAGACTGAGGCTCTGAATGTCCAGCCCTCGACATAACCGGTAAATTCTCCACCCAGCAATTGTGGCGGAAGGTTAGTGATGCGGATCGGTTGGCCCATAAAGATAGAGAGCAGCGCATCGCGGTCGCCGTTGTCCATCTCTGGGTTTTGAATGGGAAAGGTGATGGATTGGAATAGGTAACGAGGATAGGCGCGAAGCTGTATTACTCGATCCGCCATATCTTCGACATCCGCCGCGTTCTTGACATAGCTTGAAAACTGCTCGGCATAAAGGCCATAAGTGGCCTGTGAGTCAGCATCTTGGGCGATATATTGGCTGTTAAAGTTATTGCCGTAATCAATGATGACTTTGTTGGCTAATTCCCCCTGTCGCTGGACGATTCCAATTCCTGCGCCAATTGCGTGATTGGCATCGAGGTCGGTATATCCGTTAGCCACAAGGTAATCCTGCCGGTGGCTGGCGTCAGCGTAACCGATAAGGCCATTGGCATCTTCGTATAAATATCCAAGAGCTGAAGAAGCGATTTGATTGGCGATATTGGAAATTACCGCGTCGGTGAGTTGGCGGCTCACCATCGTATATTCGCCAGCATCAATTTCACCTAAGCCAATATTTTCAGCATTAGCCCAAGTCTCTGTCGGATCATAGGTATTCCAAGTTTCGGCAGCTGGGACTTCGTTCCAAGAGTTAAGCAGTAGATCATCGAGCAAATCTTGTATCTGTGCGCCGTCTAATCCTTCGGCTAGGTTGCCGTCAAAGGTTGCCCTTTGCAATCTGCTTAGAGGGCCAATTGCTGTGATGTTGATTGTTGTGACCGCCGCAGCGTTACCAGCTGAGGTGACAACTTGGCGAATATCTGAGATGCGACCGCTAAAGATAGGCACATAAGTCGCTGAACTATTTTGAACTTCGATAAGTATCGAGGTATTGACGGAGAAGTTATAAACCGCGTTATCGGTGTTAATAAGCCTAAGTGAGCAATAGCCAGCAGGGGTTGGCGAGTTAATGTCGGTTCTGCCTGTTGTAATTTGCAGGTCAGCCAAAGTGACTGAAGTGACCTCTGTGCCATTGGCTTTAATTCGCCATACGGGAGTCCAAGCTGTCATAGGATCTGGGCGTTAGTCCTGAGATCGCCAGCGCCGGTCGTGCCGCGATTAGTGGAATTGTTCAGGGCTAGAACGACTGCTCGGGTGAATCCTTCTTCGTCGATAACGCTTGGAGCATTGACGTTAATAATGACATTCCCTTGTTCTTCACCAGCTCTTACAGCTGCAACGTCGAAGTTAGACGGAATTGCTTTGCCACTTGGGACGATGGTAGTTGTGACAATTGGAGTTGTTGCAGTTGTTGTCGGTGTTGTTACCTTTGGCGTTGTTGGTGTGGTCGCCGTTGATGGAACACTTGGGGTCGTTATTTTAGGCGTTGAAGGCAACGACGGAACTGAGGTTGAAGGACTAGAAGTTGTAAATGATGGCTTAGATATTGTGCTGACATTGGGCAGGATTGGAATCGCATTGTAAGCGCGAATAAGTGCGTTGATGCTGTCAATCGCAAAGGATACAGCTGATTTAATGCCATTAACGACTGCACCAATAACGTCCAAAATACCGCCAGCAATTTTGCCTAAGAAGCGAAGGGCATCGCCAAAGCCATTCAAGATGAGTGGAATAACAAAGTCTTTGATGATTGTGCCTAAAGTTGTAAGAGCCTCTCGATTACGTTCAATGGCGTCCTGAACTGGTTTGAGAGCTGCATCTTTGAATTGGATAAATTTAGGAATGACTGTGTTGATGAAGAAGTTGAGTAGGTTTTGCAACGTAGGCAATAACGCAGCACCCACCGACTCTTTAGTCTCATCGAACGCGACTTTGAGGCGTTCAATTTGTCCTTCAAAGGTATTGGCTTGAGTTGCCGCAGCTCCGCCAAAGGTGCTGGCTAATTGCTTAACAGTTCCCTCTAAGCCAAGAGTTTTGATTTCTGCTGATGAAAGACCGATACCTAAACGCGCCAATGAGGCTGTGTTGCCTTCATACGCTTTACCAAGTGCATTGGAGACAGTCTCAACGTCCTTACCCGTTGCGGCTGATACGTCTAAAGCAAGTGTAAGCAGTTCTTGAGATTTCTCGACTGATCCAGTAGCGACTGCAAGACGTTGAAGGGCTGGACGAAGTTTGTCATCTGCTACGCCTGTGGCAAGTGAAGTCTTAAGTATTTGTTCTTCGACGGACGCAATTTGTGCATCGGTAGCAGCTGTAACGTTCTGAAGAGCTAGTGCTAAGCGCTTTTGAGCGGCTTCATCTTCAATGGCAGCCTTGACGCCTTCAATGGCTAACTTGCCAGCATAAGCAGCAGCCGCAGCGGCAGCAGCAGCGAAAGCAGCGGCAGCAACCTTGCCAAATTTCTCCAGCTTACCGCCAAAACCTTCGACCTCTTTCGAGCCCGTATCTAAATTCTTTTTTAGGTTATCAACATCGGCAAGAATGGATAATTTAAGTGTTCTACTGCCAGCCATTAAATATCCCACTCCTTAAGAATGTAAGCAAATCCTTCTTCCCACTTATCAACTAATTCAGGCTGAATTTTGCGAAGGGTCGGGTAGATAAAATAACCTGCTGCCCCTCTACCAAGTCGAGGACTTCTTCTGGGAAATTGTCTAAAACGACTAGATCCAAATTCAAGACCCGGCCAGAGACTTTGTGTAGTGCCGCCACCTGAAAAACGCTGAGTGGCAAATCCGTAAGAGAATTCGCCAATCTTGGACGACTTTTTAACCCTGACTCCTTCGGCAACTCGCTGGACGGCTGCGGCTGATTTGAATCGGTAATAAGCAGCTTGTTTAATTTCATCAGCTGCGTATTGAGCCAAAGAATTAGATAATCTTTGCGCCTGTTTTTTTGATTCTTCGTCCATTGCTTTGAAGGCCTGAACAATATTGCGCAACTCGCGGCGATCATAAGAAATCGCTTCATTTTCCACCTTTGCGCTCCTTCAATATCTCAATCGCCGTTAGAACTTGGTCTATGTCAGTCCACTCGCTCATTGGAATACCGGTTGCAATTGCAATCTCGATTATTAGTCGGTTGATGCTTCCGGCTTCGAAACTTTTGGGCTGTCATCTCCAATCGTCATTTCTTCTACCGATAACTCCCACACTTCTTGGGATTTTGTCGGCTTCCCAGCCGCGTCTCGCTTGTAAGCAAAATAGGCTAGGTCGAGGAAGTCCGCTTGCTGATAAGCCGAAATATCCTTCATCGAATAAATTGACTTACCCGTTTTGCGTTCCCACTTTGCCCACTCTGGGAGTCCAGCGTTGTAGGTGACTTCCTCGCCATTCGTATATTTAATTGTGATTGCTAACTTCATCTCCCGATTCTCCTGATCTCTTAGCTGAAGGTCTCTGTTACTTCACCCTTTGA